ATTTTTTGTTGTTTTGTTTCCCTACTCACATCATATGCCCATCTTAAACGCCAACGCGTTTTAGGCAAAATCAGTTTCGAGACTGTTTTTTGAGAATTTTTACGGTTCTCTTCCGATTTCTTGATAAGTTCAGAAATTAACTTTGAATCCTTTTTACAGCGATCAACTGTGTCTACTTTTACGCCGCGACCTGGCGATATCATATATGATATAAATCTTTTATCTTTTTTACGGTAGATTTCCGTGTCTATTTTATTGGCTCGACCAGCCATTTGCGCATAAGCATCTGGTAATTCACCAAACTCATTAAACAAACGATCATGATAATCATAAGTATAGAGTGGTAAATTCAGTTCTCTCTCACTGCTAACACGCGACAAGATAGATCTATAATGATTATAGACCTCTGGACCCCAAAAATATAAATACCTTAAAGCACACTCCACGTTGACTTGGGTGCACTCCAATGGTGTCATAAATTTAGAATTTGTTATCCATATCATCATATTCTCAATCGATTTTAAATCGAGAACTGGTTTAATATGAACACCATCTTGTCTAAAACCTCTCTTTAAGAACGTAGTTTCCCACAAATTCTTGTATACAGAAGTTTTATCTTTCCGTTCTGACGTTGCCGTCAGTCCTAACTCACCTGCTACTCGAATAATCTCCTCTCCTGAAAAAAACTCCTCACATTCTTGTTCCATTGCGAATATGTTGTCATCTCCGCAAACAAAACTCACCACACATTTACCAAAATGAGTACAATCCCTCCAATTAAGGGGGGCTAGTATCATCCAGTAAATACGCAACAACATCTTCGATATTAGATTATTCATCACCATCGTCAATGCGTTGCCAGATGGATTCCCTTTCATTTTCATATATACCTCCCTGCGTACAAGGATATGCGTAAATATTACTTCATGAAAGAGGATCGATCTCACCAAATTTTCCTCTTCAGTTCCGTTGTACCATTTATTTATCACGTCACCAGCTGCAAATATCAATTGTGCACCTAATGACCCATCAAACCACGTATAGTCTAATGCTCCTACTCTCTCGTTTTTGCCTAATAGCTTGTAAGCTAATACAGACCATGCTCCGCTTTCTGGGTTGAACCCAGCAGCACATCCTAAGTTTATGTTATGTTTAAACACAAACGAAGAAAATGCTCCCGTATACTTGCGCAGCAATAACGTGAAATCCATAGGAGGATTCATAAATAGTCGAGTATTTCCAGTTGTTATTTTGTTCATTCCGAGCGTCTCATCTTTCAATGATGCCGTCCAGATACTCTTGCTCCTTATTCCTGTCTTTGCCTTCTCTTCTCTTTCCCTAACTACTCTTCTCATATGTTCGGTTCTAAATTGCCATTTCTCGTCTTTAAACTCGAGATAAGACTCTTTACCGTCTAGAAAGGGAAGGCTGTTGCTTTTCTTATACCATCCTGCTCCAAATGGGTAACCCGCGCTCGAATGCGGATCTACCCTTGGTAGCGTGTCGTAACCATTCAACATCTCTTCTTCTGTAAGTACCCTCCTAGGATACTTACCGTCTATCGAATGTTCTTTCACCACATCATCAACTATTTCATTCATTAATGACTCTGCTATGTTTACTCTTTTTCCTGTGTATTTGTCCTGTTGTTTTTCCAATATATCATCATCCAGCTCGTACCTTTCATCTTCCATGTCTAGTATTGCTGGAAACTTCTTTTTCTCAAAGATATCGCTTATTAAGCTTTCTCTTATCATCGTTTTAGAAGGTGATATAACTTGCTTCGATTTCTCGACACTTCCTACATATTCAAAATTGTCATACATAATATGTCTCTTTTGAATTTCAAGATTCATTTCCGGCATAGTGCACCACTGCCCACTACCCGGTAATAATCTCTTGATCTTATCCTGTGTTAATACCACTGAATAAGCGTAGTCCGTGCCAGTCACTCCACTAATATGCATTCCTATTATTTTCCTCGGTAAACGAGAATCTCTAACTAAAAGAGGGGCTCCACAATCCCCAGATTTAGTATTGGCTTTATATTGCCAAGAACGCACTAGTGAAAACCTTCCACCACCATAATCATCCATCGTATACGATGTTGTCTCGTTGGGCGAGACTGATGTATGGTGATAGACTCTCATGGGATCCTTCAATAATAACAGCGCTGGCGTTGCCGTTATAAATTGAAGATCCTCATCCAACGCAAAGTAATTTAAAATATCTTTGCCTGGTGCCCAAGTACGACCTGCATCGTACAAGCACCAATCATCTCTTTTCTCCAATACCACTGAGCCTACTACCAAATTTTGCCTATTAAAAGGCACTGTCAATGTTCCTGTTGTTCCGTATGTGTTGTTGTCGTAAATAAATCCATTTGATATTTTAATATCAAAATTAGTGTCCTCATGCCCCCCTTCTCTTAAAAAGAAGTGGTATGGCAAAATGAACAAACTTCCTCGAATGTTTATCGCATTCAATGAAGCCAACGTTTGACCGTTCCTAACTTTTGAAAATTTTACTACATTTTTCAAAATCACTTCTGAAAGCGCGTCGCAATTTAAATCGCCACTCGCTTCCGCTTTTCCTACTCCGTTTAATCCATCAATAACTGCATATAAATTGTTACATTTATGCACTTGTTGACTCCATTTGACTGCTATTTCCTTGTTAAAAGAACTAGTAATCAAATGTCCATTCCCTGATTCTTTAAGAAAACTAATGTAATCTCTAAGAAGTTTTATGCCTTCTACACTATTACCAAACTCTTCGTTCTCCTCTGGTTTTGGTAATTTTCCTGTACTCAAACCTGTTTCTAGATGTCCTCCATCTAGCTCCTGCTTACTATTAACAAAATCTACAATGTCGTAACAATTGTCAAATTTTTCTGCTGCTTCACACCATCTAATAGTAAAATCACTCGTAATCTCTGGCTCAAGTAAGTGTGTTTGTCCTGTTTGTTCCAAAAAATCCATATAATGAGGCAAGTATGCCACTCCCAATGACTTGGGAGAAAAATACTCGTTATTATATGGATGGGGCAATTTATAGATTGCCACCTCTGCTCTTTTCTTCTGCTTTCTCTTCTTTCTGACTCCGTCTTTCGTTTTGTTGTTGCTCTCTGCTACTCCATCTATGCATATCTGTTCCTCATTGTAAATTGACTTCCAATAAGGAATCAAATCCAAGGTCCTTAACATTCTTTCCAATCGTTCACCATTTATGGTTGAATCACCATTCTCCAACTCTTTTTTTGCCTTCATCAACTCCTCTCTCAAATAGTACATTTTCACCAACCATTGTCTGTCTGCAAGCGGCAGCTTTGATCTCATCAAAGCTGCGTCTATGTCATATGCAATTAGAGTAGGTGTTGAATCTGCTCTTTGAACTGCTAATAACATAAAAACTCCATACATAGTATGAAGCCCTGCTAAAACTCCACTTCCACTTCCATTGTACCAATCATAGATCTTATTTATCCCTGTTACGAGATTCAAAAGACCTAGTCCTTTTCCTACTATTCTTATCAAACCTGATGCATGGTGATCCAATCCAACTCCTCCAAAAGCTGCGTGCTTTGCCCATGCATAACCTTCATGCATGTACTCCAAAATCTGTGCCCTATTTGCATCTTCGTCATATATCATTCCCAGTTGTTCGGGATTGTATATGGCTGAATGCTCTCTTAATCTCCTAATGTTGTCTGCATCGTATTCCTGGCTGTTTGCTACTGTAACTTTTGGTTTCAGTACCATGTCTCTTCTCTTATTCAATAATCTTAATTCTGTTTCGTAATGTGTTTGAAATCTTTCCTGCATTATGTCTATTAACGTTTCTAAATCTACCTTATCTCTAAGGAGATCTTTGTCTACTTCTGAGTGTTTGATCATAAATCGTAGATGCGCAAAATCATCACTATTTTCTGTAGTGACTCTTCGTGCCTCTATCAACATATGTCTTCTTTTTAAAACTGCTGTCCTATTATGCATTGTATTATCCATAGGTGGATAAGGGGTGTTTGTTGTTAAAATTACTAATTTTGCTTGACATGTTGTTCCTTTTTTTCCTGTTGTTTTTGAGTCTAAAGAAGCCATGGGTAAAACCATGGTTTCACAAGTTACCCATTGAAGTAACTCTGACCAGTCCGTATCTACTCTTGCTGCCCAATCGTCTACAACAATACACCACTGGTCATTATAACCATCATAGTGTTCTGTTGCTCCCCTTGTGTAAATTCTTTTTTCTAATGGCACTGATTGGGGTATCAGTGCACTTGCGATTGCTCTTATCAATTGTGATTTTCCTATTTGTGATTCTCCGCTAACACAGATACAAAATGGCGTTATTCTGCCAAATGAATCTTGTTCTACTTTAAAGATTAAATCTTGTAAAGCTCCTAGTTGTTCTACTTTTGTTTTTAAATATCCATATTGTCTCCAGCCTCCCAGGCCAGCCAACACTATGATATCTTCTGCTTCCTTAATCACTTCTTCCAATTCTCTTTTCATTTCATTAGTCATCAACGATGCTAATGGCGCTGCTATCATTTTATTTGCCTTATCAACAAATCTTTTGATTCCACAACCTGATACTTTATCGTACCAAGTCAAAATTTGGGGTGTGTCGAAACACTTAGCTAAAAATTCAAAAACATATCTAAATAATTCAAAAATAACTGTAAATTTTGTTTGTATCCTATCAAAAAAATGAGACAAGGTATTAAACCTTGAAAAAATTTGAAAATGTGTGTCTCGAAGACCCACTGCTGAAAAAAAACTACTAACTAAACCTACTAACGAATCTGTTAAAGATTGCGCTCGGTTCTCCTGCACTTCTGGTTTCATAAAACTAAAATTGTGTCCTAGTTTAGACCACATGTGATCTAAATAAAAAATAATCCTAACTACTTTGTCTGCTAAACTTATCTCTGGGTTATTAAAAAAATATTGCATATCTAAATAAATTGTCCTTAAATCCGCCATTAACATTGTTATGTCTTTAACGGTTCCTAATTTGATTCCTGTGTTCTCTACATGTGTTCTTGCCGATGATACCGCTTCTCTCACTTCCTCCGCGGCCCGATTGATATTATTCATAGTATCTTGTACTACTTTAGGAAGATAACTAGATTGCTCTAGTTTAACTTCCTGAATCATCGGCTCTTCACTTTCTACATTTTGCTTTCCATTTTTTCTCCAATAAATTGGATCTCCTCTAGCCATTTCTCTTAAAACATTATCTTGAATTCGTTGACCTGAATTAAAACCTGTATGCCAAGTTGCGTACTTCCAGTTGGATCTAACATGAATGTTATCTCCTTCAAAAACTACGTCCATCAAATCTGATGTTCCAAAAGATAATAAAACTTGACTAAGTTTCTTTGGACTCACGTCTTCTTCTTTTTTGACATCTGATTGAGCTCTATTGAACTCCATCAAACTTTTCTCTATTCGTTGTTCCTTAATTTTCTTTTCCTTAATCATTTTCTCCTTATTTACTTTAACCTTGGGGGTCAAAACTAAATAAGGTACAAGAGGTGACCATTTTTGATCATCTTGCTTAACATACTCTATTTTCTTCAAAAAATCTTTGGGTGTGTATTTAAAAATTTTCTCTTTTTTCTTTTTGTAATCTATTTCTTCATCATCTGAAGAAAAAAAATCATCAAATTCATCATCTTGCCATTCTATTTTGGGTGCCTCAATTTTGAGTTGAGGTTTAGGGGGTTTAAAGACTTGCGGGGGCAAGTCTCTAGACTTGTATTTAATGTGATCTCCTTGCAGAGATCCCTTTGCGTTTAATCCTTTTCTATATTTTGATTTTAAATACTCTCCAAAAACTTTGTAATTATTATTAATATTGCTATTAAAATAATTACCAACACTATCGCCATTGCTCCTACTACTGCTAACACTGTTTTCACTCCATTTTGACCGTTGCCAGTCGATGTTCCGAGGTGCTGGGTGACTGATATCGAGGCCGGGTAACGGGATGTTACGCCCATTAGATTGCCTCCCTTTATCAAGTCGCCATGAGCTTTGCTCATTGTACCTTTTAAAAATTTTCTTTGCTTTGTTCCTTAATAATTGTGATTTCTCATCAATTATTTCCATTTCTGTTGAAGATCCCATGACCTGTTCATTAATTGTACTTTCCATTTTTGTAATTCTTTTATTTTCCGGTTGTATTTCCTTTAAGATTGCGTTTTGTCGATTTCCTTTCAATGCTACTCCCATGAGTTTGTCATTAGATTTAAGTTCCATTTTGTTTTCTTTTTTAAAAAGAGTTTCTTTTAGACTTAAAAAGGCTTTATCATTAGAATTGTTCAGGCGTCTTTGTGCGATCTTTAAGAAAGCATCTGACCTGTCTTTGCGAATAAATTCACTTGAGTTCATATTTTCTAAGTTAAAAAGTTGTATTGATTTCTC